CAGGGGTGTTAGAAGCACCAGCACCATACAGACCAATATACCAAGTGGTAATCTGGGTTACTGAAGTCAAAGCCGTGCCAGCCATGTACTGAAGGCCAACGTTCACTACCAAGTTCTTAGACTCAGCAGACCACTTCAAGTTACCATCTTTATCATGGCACTCAACGTAATAAACGCCAGTGGCTTTGGCTTGCTCGCCTGATTGTGTACCGGCAGTCAGACCACTAAAAACATGGTCAGTTGCTGTGAGTTTTTCTGTGGTCATGATATGTCCTTAAGAGATGCGCACAATGGCGCTATTAGATGTGGCTGTTGGGAACTGAATGGTAAAACTTGTGCCGCTTACGATCTTGTCCGAACCAAAGTCAAGGACGGCCACAGATTTGTTACCCTGAGAGGCATTGTAAATCAGAGCTGCCCGTGCTGTAAACGAAGCTGTTGCCCATGATGTGTTGGCAAATGATATGTAAGCTGTCGGGATGCCGTAGCTGTTGCTTGTTGCTGTTGGAGAAACGTCAATCACCAATGTGTTGCCGCCTGCTGTGTAGCCTGTACCTGTTACTTCGTTGGATGTTGAGTAAACCGTGGTTGTGGCATCAAGACTTGCCGCGGCTGTGTACAGCGCGATCTTAAACGTATTGGGTGACGTGGGGCCAAAGTTATGTACCGCTTGCAGTAGCTCGGTCTTAAACGACGTGGTGGAGGTCTGCGCGATGCTCATGTGACATTGATCCTAACTTGACCAGAACGATACGCGTCCTGACGCTCCATACCATCACCCAGACGTTTAGCCAACGCAAGCGCTTCTTTGTACTTGCCGTCGTATAGGGCCATCATGTCGGTCTCGCCCTTCATGAATGTGTACGCTTCCACCAGCGTACCGTACAGTAATACAGAATCAAAGTTATCGCCAAGCCACGTAGTACCCGCAGTCACAATAGATGTTGGGTAGTAGTAATAGTGCAGTTCTATGTAGTACTGCGTATCGGGGGTTGGGCCAAGAATAAATGACAATTCTGCTTCATTGTCTGAACGTGGGCCAAATAGTGCGTAGTACTTAGGAGTGCCTGTATCGTTTGGGGTGGGGTACGCTTGGCGCAAAAAGTTAACGTCCTTGTTAAGCAAATACTCGTATGAACCCGTATTGATATCACCGCCTGTCACATCTGTAACAACAGCCATAGAGTACACCGCCAAGAAGTCTGAGGGGCACTGCAGATATTTATTGCTTGTTGTTGTCTGGCCAGTCACATTCTTGCGAATGGAGGGGAATTGAACCGAGTTGTAAATGCGCTGCTCCGCCTGATTGATGAACGTATTCATCTCAGAGGTCGTGAACGTGTTCTCCGTATAGTTGGAGACCGCAGTTACAAGCTGGGTATAGTTCATGTTTTACGCCATGGGGCCGCGAGCCATCACGCCTTTAGTAGCAGCGCCTGTACCACGGATTTTGATGCCAGAAGTTTTAACGCCATCATAAGGATTTGTGCGTTCGTTAGCCAAAGACATGTTGGCTTTTAAAGCTTCCTTAACGGGCATGCCGCCGGGGTTGTCTGAAATTTTTACGGCTTTACCAGTCATGGTGTGGGGCTTAGCGTAAGCTGACGCTGGCAGGTTGTTAACTTTAGCCATCATTTGCTCCCGGGTTTTTGATTGTTGGCGCGAGACAAATTGCGACCCATTTTCATGCGATCCATGCTTGTGGGGCCACCAGCCTTAAGCTTCAAAGTTGTGCCTTTGCCACCTTTGTGTTCTTGGGCATCGTGCTGTTTAAAGGCTTTTTTAATCAGTGCCTTGTCTTGCGCCATGTCCATTTTCATATCTTCTTTAGCCATATTAGACTCCTATCTGTATTGTTACTGTACCAACTTGCACACTCAATGCCAAGTAGTTTGGCGTTAATCCGTTATCAAAACTTTGCGATCCGCCCACAGGGTTCCAACCCCATTGAGTATCCCTTGAGCCGCCTGTCAAAAACCCTTGAGAGTTCGGGCCTGCTGTTATGTACGTTGTGTCCCGCCTTGGGTTGCGCACCGCTTGCGGGTCATCTACCGGATACATACCCAATTGCAACTGGGGCTGATCTGGATCCCAACACGTATCGCAAACCATCAGATTATAAATCTTTGTCTTAATAACTTCTTTTTTCAAAGCCGTTAATTTATACTGGAAGCCACATCTGTCGCATATAGCGATACTGTTCTTACCAGAAGCAAAGCGATTGCCCATTTACGTGCCGCTTCCAATAAACATCTGGCGGGGCACAAAGCGAACAGCCGCCTTCTCGCGATCTTCATCCGCAGCCAACTGCCAAGCCTCATCGTACTGAGCTTTTAGAACATCAAGGCGCTGCGCACCATTGGGAATCTTCAAAGCCAAGTAGTACGCCAATCCTGCAACCATGCAGTTCAAAAATCTAAACGGCACATCCATTGTGTTTACACCACTGCCAGCATCATCAATACGGCGCATGCGCCAGTACACAAGCTGGTATGTCTGGGTGTTGTCTGGGGTTGGCCACACAGTAACTGACGGCAAGTTTTGTGCATATACTGGTGCGCCTATGGCGTGCGTGGCCGCTGTTGTCCCTGCTTGACCGCGGGAGCAAGAGGTAAGTTGGTTGCCACTGATAGAGCCGTAGTTAATGGTTTCTGTCCCAATAAGTACAAACCCTGTAGTAGCCAAACCCGCAGTAGAAGCTACTGTGATGGTTGTGTCTGTGGCTGTAATAGCGGCTGTTAAAGCTGTACCGATTGCCGAACGTTGGCCATCTAAGCGTTGGAACCACAACTGAATGGGTCGGGCTTGCTGAAGTTTGTTAGGAATGGTAGCGTAGGTAGAAACACTGATACGCGTGATGGTCAGGTCAGCTTGGGTAGACGCGCTACCAGCGCCTGTACGAATCACATGCTCAAGCAAGTCCACTGTGTCTGTTGGCAATGCATACGTAGCCAAGCCCGGAGTCAGGTTAATTGTGCCCTGCTCAAACGTCCACATGTTGACACCGCGATTAGCCCAGTCAGCAAACATCAAGTTTAAGGAACGCCGAGCCGTACGCAAATCATAACCCGTGCGCAGCTCTGAGCCGCAACGCTCAAATGCTTCTTCAACGATCTCAGAAAGATCTAGGTTAAATGATGCTGTTCCTGAGATGGTCATCTAAAGCCTGCCGTTTTCTTTGCGATCGTTTTAGGTTGCGCTACGAATTGTTTTCCGGCTTTTTTGCCAGCACGTTTTGCACGCGTTGTTGCAGCGTACTCACTAGGGCTGAGACTTTTGATCGCAGCTTCTGGAAGATATCGTTCACCTGTTTTACTAGACGGTTTACCACTTTTAGTTCTCCACTTTTGGTCAGTCCAGTCTTTCAATGACTTCTGTGGGGCCTTCATGTCAGTCCCTGTATCCGCCACCAGCCGCCTTGTACTTCTTAGCTACAAGTTGCGCTTTACGCGCTGACCACTGACCTGCACCCGTACCTTGGGTTGCCGCTGACTTTACTTGAGACACAATCCGCTTACGCAGACTGGGCTTGGTGTAATTGCCCGCAGCATTAACCTTCCCACCCTCTTTGTATTGGGTGAAGTCAGTATCATCGCGGCGAGCCTTACGCTTGCCGCTTGGCATTTTTGAGGGATTGATGTCCCCCATACCGCGGCTAGCCATCATGATATTAGCACTTACCGCCGTAAGACATCTTCTTGGTCATGCCACCTTTTTTCATGCCCAAAGGCGTGGAACCGGCCATTTTAACCATAGTGCCTTTGGTCTTGCCTTTAGAAGCAATACCATCTTTGCTAGGGGCTGCTGTACGCACTGTGCCCATCTTGGCAGATGTGATGCCGCCGTTAGCCATTTTCTTGGCAGGTGCATCTTTTTTCTTAGCCATCATTGCCATGAAGCCGGGATTCATTTTGGAAGCCATAGTATTACCACCTTCTTTAAAAAGAGCCATTTTACCGTGATTGGTTTTTGGCTTATTTACACTTTGAACATCTGCGCGAGTTGACCCGCCAGAACCAAACTTTTTACCTTTGTCAGCTTCGTTGAAATCTTTTCCAACGCTTTGGGGTACACCAACCTTTTTGGCAAACGCAGGATTGTGCGCTATTGCTGCCATGAAATTGTGTTGTTTCTTACTCGTTGACGGCATCTTTAGCTTTCTTATTATTTAACCATCCCTGCACTGTTTTGGTTTCCCAAATACGGATAGCAGTCCAGATAATCGTAAAGCTTGCAGCAACAGCTGGCAGCATTTCAGCCAAGGTTCCCACCACAGTGAGGAAGGATACCCCATCAATAACGTACTTAACTGTTTCGTCGTGTTCAGTCATATCAGCAGTTCCAAGCCCGAAGGCTTTTGTTTATACGGGAGTTGGGGTCTTTCTTGGCCTTCTCTCCGGTCAGCTTCTTCTTCATGCCTTCCATTCGGGCGCAGAAAGAGTCGCGGCGTTTGCCGCCCTCGGGTTGTGGGGCTTTCAGTCCGGGCTTCCCGGGATTTGCCTTGTTGTACGAGGCCCGTCCCTTGGCGTTCAAGCCGCCCTTCTCTGATTTGCCTTCTTTGCGTGTCCATGCGGGGGATGCCATGATTAAAATGCCGGTGTAACAGTAGCGCCGTCTTGAAGCGGTTGCCAATGAAGATAATGCGACCAAG